CAGATGATCTGTATTACGCTGCACATCCCTGATTAGATTAGTCTTATCGGTAGCGTTATTCTCAACAGTCAAGATATTTACTGTCTCTTCCAACCCCGATATTGTACTAGCTTGTTGGGCAGTCCACCAAATAAAACCACCGATTTGAAGTATAACAACTCCAACTACAGCAATACTTACTTTTGGTAGACCTTCCATGTCTAGTTCCTTTTAGCAACGGCTTGACGTTGCACATCGATTCTTTCACGATTAACTTCGTTACGTTTGTCTGCTATCTCTTCTTGACTCTCCATACGAGCAGCATCTGTAGCTGCACGTTGCTGCATTTTCTGTAAATCAAGAAGCATACTGCCTTGATCCTCCTCAGTCTTACGCTGCAAGTCTTGTTGCTTGAGCGCCAGTTCCTGCATACGGATCTGAACTAATGGATCATTCATTGGATCGTTTCCGGTTGGCATTAACTGAGGTAGAATTTCTGCCAAGACTTTTTCCATCTGCATTGAAATCAATAGTTCCATTTGAGCAGGATCTTGCATATTCTGTTGCACTTCCATGATTTGTTGCTGTGCGGCTTGCGGGTCTATCGCACCGCTTTGAGCCGCCAGCTGCGCCTGACTGATCACTGCCTCAATCTCATTAGTAACCATCTGTCGTGCTTTTTGTGAAACATGTTCCATTATGTGAGCATAAAACGTGCCCATAACCTGCGGTGATGTCATAACCAGTGGTGTTTTTGTAAACGCCAAGTGCACACGAATGTGTACGTCGTGGTCCTGTTCAGGAAATGTATTGAGTATTTCTCCCATCAAAGCACGGGCATTCTCAATGGCAGGGTCTAATGGCTGCGGTTGCGGCGGGGGTGGGAGGATCTCGTCGATGTTTTGGACTTCTAAAGCCTGATACATCCGACGATACGCCGCGTGTAAGTTGTGCATCTGGGGGTTTGATTGTGCCAACTGTAACTGAGTTTGAGCCAACGTAACCCGTTGCGCCATTGAGAATATGTTTGGATCACTAACAGGGACAACATCAATTCGATCATCGAAGTCCTCTACCTTGACCATACGATTACCACCCTCTACCTCATACGGGTATTCTTGTGGTAAGTTGTCTCTAAATATTCGAGCTAATACTCTGAACTCTTGTTTCTGTGAATAGTGTAGCCGTTTGTGTATAGCCGACATGACTTTCATGCCACGCTCTAGGAGCGCCACAGTTGTCCCTACAGGAGCCTGACCATTTGCATCAGCAGTCTGCTGGTCTGCAAGTGAAACAAAACGTCTACCGCCCTCTACAAGCGCCGCAAGCAGTTGTCCTAAAGTTCCAGACGGTTCTTTGTATGGGAGAGGTATAATCGATCCCCTTATGTCCCCACCTGGTGCATCTATGTCCCGCCACTCACCCGGCTGTAATGGCTCATCGTCATTTCGAACCCTTACGCCTCTAGCCTTAAATCCTGCTGGGAGGTTGGCAAGAGTTCCTGCATCGATTAATTGTCGGAGGATACTCGTTGCCGCACGACCAAGGCCACCAATCATGTGAATTAAACCAAAACCATAGAAACCCAAACCTGGCATAAACTTGTAATGCACAAAGTATTGTTGTTTCTTAGCCAAAGCCGCACCTTCTTCAAAATTACGGCGAATGGATAAAACTTCTCCTGACCCATTATCAATAGTCACGATGTATGGTAATGCTATGCCTGTCTGTTCTCCTGCGGGAGACATGTCCTCAAAACCTTCAAGATCTAAATCAACATGCATCTCCAGTATAGTGTAGATGTCATCACTGTACGTGCGCGATACACCTTGTATTTCGTCTACTTTTTGACGAACTTCGTTTTCCTCACCATCTTGACTGTTAATAGTCACATCGCGGTAAAACCCTGCAATCTGCATCTTTCGTATTTCATTTGCATCCATACGAAGAACATGTGTAACACGAGACGCTGTGGCTAAATCAGAAGCTGAGTACGGTACAACCAGATCTTGGGCAGGAATAAACTTAGATACCGCACGTTGTTTGGCCTCATCAAAATAAACCTTTTTAAAGGTAGAACCAGATAAAGGTAAATAAAACAACAACTGATCCATGTCTGGATCAAACTCTTCCATAACCTCCATAATCTGATAGTTCATGAAATCTTTCACTCGTGAGGCTTGTTCTTCACGGGCCTGGTCCTGAACACCAATAACCTGCGTTTTTACTGGGCCACCAGAAGGAAGTAATTCTTTATATGCCTGCGCTTGGAACTGTGTAACACTTTCTGCAATTAACGGGTGCGTAACCCCACTAGCTCCTTCAAACGGTTGAGTACGTTCTTCATAATTAACACCAAGCTGGTCAAGACCTTTTGTATATGTCTCTTCCCACTCCGACCTAGATTCCAAATCTTCTTCATAAGACGCCCTAAGATCCGACGAGATCTCACCAAGATATCCATCATCTAACATCTCCGCTAAATTTGAGTTGTGCGCTGGAGGCTGAAGTTGCTCTTCATCGCCCATCGCTTCCGTTAAAGCCTGAACCAATGCTCCGCCCTGACCGTCTGGTATAACTTCGGCACCACCCTCAAAGGTTTCTGGTTGAAGAACAGATACGTCAACAGACGCTTCGTTAGGTAACATATCCTCTGGTGCTATTCCAGAATCTATAATTGGTGGCAATGCCATTAATAATACTCCCGTTTACGACGGTACTCGTCAAATTCTTCGTTCTCACCTTCCAAGGAAACAAAGCCTCCCTGACGAAAACGCATCAATGCTAATGTCATACTATCACAAAAGTCATCATGATCACCATTAGGAAATGAAACTACTTCTTCTATGACTTCTTCTGCGAACTTCTTATCTGTTGGTGTCCATACTACACCAGCTTCGAACAATGGTGCAACCATGTGCATTCTTGTTACCTTATCTCTACCTTTTCCTGGGGCAAAACCCAAGGCTGGGATGCCTCGAAGCCTTAATTCGTCAATCAACGGTGTACCCGTAGCTTTAGCCTCAACCAATACCATGTCTGGCTCCCAGTATTCATACTCTTGATACGCTTTTTCCTTTAATTCAGGGAAATTCCACCGTCCGCGCTGGGCATCAAGTAAAACAATGTTATCCATACCACCCTCTTCAGGCTCAAATATCCCCCAAGTCGTGATTGCAGAGTAATCTGCTGTTTCTTTCTTTGAAAACGCAGTATCATAGGATTGAAGAATATACTTTAAAGAAGGAATCTCTTCTTTTTCCCAAGGTCTCCACCATTCTCGTTTAATAATAGCAGATTCAGAGGTAGTCGGCGTCTGTTGCCACTGTGCATTCCATTTTCCTACAGGAAGTGACGCCTTAATAGACAACAATGCGTCTTTTTCCCAGAACTCAGGCCATAATGGTTTGTCTGAGGGCAGAATTGCAGGGAATTCTACGATTTCCCACTGATCCGCCATGACATCACTACCTTGAGACGCAATCAAACGCCCCGTCAAATCCTTTTTACCCCACCTTGTCATAACCAAAATGATAGATCCACCTGGTTGAAGACGTTGTCGAGGCCCAGAAGTGTACCATTCGTACGCATTGTCGAATGCACTGTCGCTCAGAGCGTCCTGCTCCGAGTGTGGGTCGTCAATAATGAATAAATCCGCACCACGCCCCGTAACAGCAGCCCCAACACCAGCAGCAAAGTACTCACCGCCCTTGTCTGTCTGCCATTTTCCTGCACCTTTGTTGTCTTCTTTCAGATTGGTATCAGGGAAGATGTCTTTATATTGTGGATCGTCTATAAGATCTCGAACCTTACGCCCAAACCGCACCGCCAACTCCGTATTGTGCGTCGCCTGAATGATCTTGAGCTTTGGATTACGGCCCAAGAACCATGCTGGCATGAGAAAACTAGCAAACTCTGACTTAGAATGACGAGGTGGCATGTTAATGATCAACCGCTTTAGCTCTCCTCGTGCCACCTTTTCCAGCTTTTCTGCAATAATCCGGTGGTGCCTGCCCTCAATGAAGTTTTCATACACATGATGAGCAAACGGCATGAACTTCTCAACAGCCTCTTCACGTAAATCAAGACGTTTCTTAGCCTCAGTGAGAGCTAAGATCTCCTTTAATGCTTCTTCTGGTAACGATTGTAGGTTCATGCTTTACGTCGTAATTGGTTCCGCTCGTTCGGTGGTAGTAACTGTCTTGCGTCTCTGACCTGGACCTCTATACCCTTCTGGAATCCTCAAACGTGTATACGGTTGTAGGCTTCTACCCGCTCTCATACGGGTTGTTTCAACACTTTTCTGGCAAATTGGACCATCTGGTCCCTCTACCATCTGATATCCTTCTGGACATTTGGTTTCTGTCTCACCGTCCTCATTTTCTGTAGTAACCGTTGCCACAAAGGTTGGGGAACCTACTGGTAAATCTACAGTAACTCCACCATCATCGTCTGGTTCACCAACAACTGGTTCTTCTGGAGGTAGTGGTGGTAAGGGTGGCTCAACTTCTGTAAGTGGTGCAACAGCCGAGTCTGTGTCCGTCGATATTGGAATTGTAGTTGCCGTTTTAACAGGAGGAACTGAACTATCAACATCTACCACAGTCTGATCAGTGATCTGATCAGCATCTTCAACAGCGTCTACATCTATAATTACACCCTCATCAGTTACAACATCGTCGGCTGGTCCAAGTTCCCCTTGTAAAATTTCTCCCTCTAATCCGCCAACATCTGAACCTGGACCCTCTGTTATCGTAGGTGTTCCACGATCTATGGTTACCGATCCATCTTCAGCCGCTGGTGCCGAAGCAAGTTGTACATTGTCGGCTCGTGTCGGAAGATTAACCTGACCCGGAAGAACTGGGGTTGTATCTATATTTGCCGCTTGAGCCTGATTTAAATCAGCAATCGTTGCCATATCAATCTGTGGCAGTGCCGTAGTTATACCCTCAAGATTTGGAAGAGAATCCATTGTAGGTGTCTCAAGTGGAGTTGATACCTCATCAAACACCTGAATAGCTTCTGCTAGATCGGCACCCTGATTAACAACTGTAGTTCGCCCCGTTACGTTATTACGCAGTAATGTTTCGCCACTTGGTAACGGCTCTACAGTAATGTTGCTTCCACCACCAATCCCTGTTGCCTCGTCTGTCAGATCCGAGGTGCGTGGATCTCCCGTAATAGAAGGACTAGAAGAAGCTATGTTATTTAGTTGCGCCATACTTAGTCCTGTTGCCGTCTGAAGATTTGTCATAACTTCAGGAGCGACCGTACCTGTTTCCGATATCTGGTTATCAATAATCTCAGATGCCGCCATTATATCCATGGACGTCGGTGCACCTAAACCGGGAGGCGAGGAACGATTCAATAACGCAACAGGAGAGTCCTGTCCAATTGCTGTTGTGTCATACGCCGTATCTACAGTAGACCCTGCTAGTTCTCCAAAGGTAGGACTTGCCGTAACATCTAGTCCGCCGATGTTGGTTGTTACGTTAGGCGCTGTTTGAACAGGTTGCGCTACCGCCGTGCCCGGAGCAGCAAACGAAGCAACACCCTGTGTCCCCGCCGCTTGTTGCATAGCTGCTTCATTAGCAAGAGCTATAGCTGATAACTCTGGATCTCCTCGACTGGTTAATGCCGATGTAGCAATCGATACCGGAGTTTGCCCCGTTCCTGACAACAATTCGGTAGTTGCCGCACCCGCTAGGTTTTCTGTAATATCTAACCTGTTATCGCCTGTAAGGTTGAGAACATTACTCAAAGAACTACGAGCAGTCATGCTTTCAAGCCCACCTTGCACCCCTTCGGTGCCTGCTCTCAGTGCTATGTCTTTGGCAACACCCGTTACTCCTTTACCAATTTTAGGAACAAGAGCGTCGCCTGTTGAAATAGCGGCTATCTTTCCAGTGCCATCAAAGAAAGCCATGTCTGAAAGTGCTTTTTTAGCCGCATCTACGTCACCATCTTTGGCCTTCAACGCCTGTTGAAATACCGAGTTTTCCTGTAATTTACCTTCGTTATACAATTGGTCTACAAGTTGATCAGTTTCACTTCTAAGTCCTGTAAACCCTTCTCCAATGTTTAATCCAGCACTCGCAATTCTAGAATATGGATTCAATGACAGTAGTGTATCTACAATACCGCCGCCGCCGCCTTCTTCCGCTGCAACGTTTATAGCGCCTTGAACTTCATCACCCTTTGGCCCCGATACTTGAACAAGGTCTAATTCTCTAGGATCAGCGCCAGGGCTTGTAAATACCGCCTGTGATCTGTCTTTCTCAGGATAGAAATAATTCTCTATCGCGTCTGCACCTTTTCCAACTAAGTCACCAATACCACCCAAGATGTTTCCTGTAGGACTTTCTGTGTTAGCAGGCTGATTGAGTATGTTTTGTTTTACAGCTTCTTTTCCCGCGCCAGTTCTCATCAAAACTTCTTGAGCAAGCAGTCCGAGTGGAGTATTAACACCCGGTGTGCGAGAACTTGTGGTTACATCTGCGTAATCCCCCAAACCTGTAAACATATCGCTTACGTTGCCAGGAATACCAATTAAACCGCTTTTTAGAGCGTCTAATGATCTTTCAAAGTATGATGGTTCTTCTTCTTCCACAACCTCTGTGCTAGATACGGTAGGCGTAATGTCTGGCCCTGGACCGCCAAACGGATCTAATTCACTTGCGCCCGTGTAATCAAAACTCGCTTCTTGAGCAGACATAGCATCTTCATCAGTAGGAAATAAACCCTCAAGAGTTATAGGTCCCGCACTCGCAGTTTGAATACCCGTGGAAACTGGACGATCTCCCGCCTGATCCTTCTCATACTGATTAACCTTTAAACGTTCACCACTAGTCAAGAGACCCGGATCTGTGTCCTTTAAACTCTTCAACATCTCCATCTCTGGATCTGTACCTACCTCATAGGTAAACGTGCCAGGAGACTCTGTCCCTTCAGGTGCACCTCGACCCGCTTCACCCATGCTTACACCCGTGTAATCAAAAGCTGGGCCAGTTTCTACTTCTGGCTCTGGTCGTGCTTGTGGCCTTAAACTTGTATCCAGCGTTGTATCAACTTCAGGTGCAAGGTCCGTGGTGTACTGATTACCCTCATAGGTAAACGTACCGCCGTCGCCCTGCTTCGACCGTTCTTCAGCAAACGTCTCAGCAAACGTCTTACTAGCAGCTGGCTCCGAATCACCATATTGCATCGTAGGTGTATAGTCCGCCTGACCAACTTGGTCTGCAAACGATGAAGAACCAACCTTGTTCTCATCATCACGAAATAAATCTAATAAATCGCCGTCCGTAGCCGACGCTTTGCTGGAAGCAAACTCACTGCCCTCGTTTAATGAAATCGTAGCGACAGCCTCTTTTACATCCTTTTGAGCCGTGCCACCCAGAATAACATCTTGACCTAACCCATTGTCCTTACCCTCGCCCGTATAAGTACGAGTCAGGAACTTAGATCCTCCAGTTGTTTCCGTCTCAACCCACTCAAACCCGTCGCCAGCATACTGACCAGTCTTCGATACCTGACCAATCGTGTTTCCTTTAATCATCCCGCCAACGACTTTTCGGTCATCGTCACTACTACTACTTGTCGTTGTCGTAGGTTTCGAAGAGCTACTGCTTGTCGTCGTAGTCGTAGTGGTCGTCGTGCCCCCTGCCCTCACATCATCACGTTCCGATACCAAATCATTTAACTCAGATGTCCACGCTCCGCCGCTGTCTTTCAACGCCGAGTTAATATCATCCTGAACCTGCTGCTCTGTACGAGTAGGAGTCGAGGAACTAGAACCGCTGTCCGAGGAACCGCCACCGCCACCGCCAGATGAACCGCCTCCACCGCCGCCTCCATATGCAATTTGAGGACCAAATCTAAGTAAATCAAGCAGCGTTCTCATGCCATGCTCCTTTGTTTGGGAACGAACCGTCCCGCTTTCCCCTATGCGCCCTCACATCCTTCACGTCAGGATACTGTGTGTAAAACTGTTTACGCATCTCTTTACACATCCATAGTACATCATTTCTACCATAAGGCGCAATCATATCTATAAAAACCATAATTTCTCCGTCTTTACGAGAAAAAACTTCAACACCATCGTATTCCCTAGTCCCAAACTCTTCTTCAGTCATAAACGCCCAAGTGATTAATCCAACACACTCACCATCACGATAAAACAACCTAATCTGATCATTGTCTATAGCAGGAATCAATCTCCACGCAATCGTAGCACACGGAAAACCGCTATACGGCTCAACCGTCGTCCACAAATGTAACGCATCCTCAATCATGTCTTACGATATAAACTCTCAATACCACCAGGCGTCATAGCCTGCTGCATCATTTTACGCATCGGATCACCACCACCACTCAACGGACTCATCCGACTACTCTTTCCAAACCGTTTGAAATCAGGCCTGGCCCTGGCCTGTGGGACCTTCGGCGGTGCCAGAATCTCCGCAAGCATCCGATCAAGCTCCTTGTCCGCCCTAGCATCCGATACCTGTGGAATAATCGAAGAAGCATACTCCTTCGCCGCTTCACTCGGCTTACCCTTGTCCACGTTCCCAGCGCCACCATTATAAGCCATCAATGCCTTTTCCATATCACCATCGTAATACTTAACCAACGCACCCAAATACTCAGCACCAAAACGTAAATTATCAAATGGATCAGCACGATCCTGCAACGGCGTAACACCAAACCCAGGATTACGAGCAGTGTCCGCCATAATCTGTGCCAACCCAAGCTCTCCAGAAGATCCCTTTGCCATCGGATCAAATCCACTCTCACGCTCAATCAACCGAACGTATAACTCTGGATCTACCCCATAACGCTCCGCCATCTGCGACGCAACTTGCCTAAAACGATTTGGATCTTGCATCTTGAACCTCTTTTTAGCCACCATACAACAATCCCAAATGAAAATATACCCGCGATTTTTTGAGGGGCTAGGGAACCTAGTTGTTGTTTAGTTGTTGCCCAATGGAGATATCCCCGAATGATTTTACAGAACTAACACTATAGGTGCATATGTGCGCGATGTCCGTAGAAAATATGGGGGTACCCCTTTTTGTTGTGGGTCAATTCTTGCCAGATTAGGCCAGAGTAACCCCTAAAGTGACGTAGGGTCACTTTGTAGATTACTTGTTGTTTGGTACTTGATTAATTGTAGATAGTGTTTAACTTGTTACTTGTAACAAGTTCGTTACTCTTAACATTACGAAAGGAAAGACAATGGAACCTAAAGAAAAACTATTCCGAGAGATTATCAAACTTGAAGAAAAGATTGACGGTCACAAAGCCGAGGTGGAAAAACTCAGAGCACGAGCGGTAAAACTCGGATGGGCGGAAATAGGTGACGATTATGACAGCCTACGCGCTCCTAGCAAAGACTGGTGGAAAGAACATCAACCAAACTTGTTCCAAGAAATGATCAAATACTATGACCCTGTTACAGTTAAAGGTCGTTTCAAAGATGGCGGTTATAAGAACAAATTAGCTAAAGCAATCGCCGCCGAGATTGCTTAATCAATCGGGGAGCTTCGGCTCCCCACCATTACGAAAGGAAAGAAAATGGAAACTATAGATATTCACGAGGGATTAACTAAAGGTGAAAAGCTAACTCAAAAGCTTCAGATGGTTTTTATGTTAATGCAAGCAAAGCGAGACGATACAGCAGCAAAGATATTGCAGCAGGTTTTCGACGAATTAGCGGAAATTAAATAAACACTTGTAGCCCGACAACAATCGGGCTACAATCAAACTGATCTTAACATTACGAAAGGAAAAAAAATGCCTAGAACATCATTTGGAAAAACCCGTAAAGCGGAAAACCCATACGCAACCTACACTGATCCCCGCACTGGCTGGATTTGGAAAGTTTTAAAAACCTACCAACACCCAGACGCCGAGCGTAAAAATGAACGCGCTCGATGGTACTTAGCTACATCGTCCCCGTTAACTGACTATCGAGATGAGATAGGCGACGGTTATGCGAAGGAAGTACTTCAGCACGGAGTACTAATCGACGCGGATCCTGCATGGCGCGACGAATACCCAGGATAAGTGTATTGATTGGCTGGCCCATCCCTGGGCCAGCACTTCTATACATTTAGCAAGGAAGGAAAACAAAATGTATCATATGACCGAGACACTAATCAAATGGGTTCGAGGTAATTATACCTCGGTGCTCGAGGATATACTCGCAGCTGTAGCCTTGTTTGTCACGTTCGCGGCTCTATTGCTTATTGGTTATGGGGTGGGATTATGAAAACAGAACCTGAGTTTCAAGATCTATGTGAACACCCGCCCGAAAGCTACGCGGGGACCACATATTATGGCGCGGGTAAATACGCTCAGTTATGCGACGTATACTTTTACACGCACAAAAAAGGAAGTTTAGATCCGTTCTATTGGTCTTATTGCTGTAGATACAGCGACGAATCCGGCGGGGACTATGCGTCTGGACGTGTTATCGGGTGGGTGCAGCCGCACGGATACGGGTCGTCACTAAATACAGTTGAGTATATAACGGAAGACACAAACAACAGAACGGGCATGTTCAGGATGTGGCTTAAACACGTAGGCCTAACAACAAAAGAATAAACCTATCCCAGGCGCGAGGGTTATCGCGCACTTTCCTTTCACCCCTGGGGCCTGGCCCTGGGGGTTTTTGTATATAAAGAAAAGAACAAACTCGCAGAGCCGCAGACCCTCGGACCAGCCAACCCGCAGACTTAAACAAAAAACTTTTTACTTGTTGTTTGTTTGTGGTGTGGTAATATAAACCTGTTAACTATTACGAAAGGACACACGTTGAAACACGCTGTTATATACAAGGGACCTAGTCTATTGGATAACGAGCAAATTGTAGTTATTGCAACATACTCGGATAGAAATACCAAGACGGGCAAGGTCGTTCAAACTTACATATTGCGGGAAGACTTGAACCCGCTCGAAGCGTCAAAGACAGGCGCAGACTTTTCCATTTGTGGCAATTGCATAATGAGAGGTACACCGACCGACGACCCAAAGCGCAAGATTGCAAAAGGTCGTCGCTGTTATGTTAATTTAGGTCAAGGTGTCTTGATTGTTTACAAAGCATACAAGCGCGGGGTTTATCAGACTGGCGACGCTTCCGAAATGGGGCGCGGTCGATTTGTAAGGGTCGGAACATATGGTGATCCCGCCGCCGTTCCGAAATATGTTTGGGATAATTTATTAAGCCAAGCTAATACTTGGACGGCCTACACTCATCAAAGCGCATGGTCGCCAGAAATTTGTATGCAATCCGCCGACACTTACGAGCAAGCAAAAGAACATTGGGCAGCGGGGCGTCGAACCTTCCGAGTGATTAAGGATTTATTGGACCTAGACAAACAAAACGAAACACTTTGTCCAGCTTCCAAGGAAGCGGGGCGTCGGGTACAATGCACCGCTTGCAAACTTTGCAAGGGATCGAGCAAAGCAAAATCAATAGCGATAGTAGAACACTAAAGGAGAGGGCCACGGCCCTCTTTTCTTTTCCTGGGCAAACATGTATACTATAAAAGTATCAAGGCGCAGGGCGCAGGGGCGCAGGCAAACGAGCCTCTAAACGAGGGCGCAGGGCGCAGAACAAAGACGCAGGATTCTTGAACCGAGATCCTTGAGCCGCAGAGACACCGCCCTTGATCAAATCAGCGCCCTGATCACCGTCAAATAAAATTAGATCGCGTGTAGAGGTGCACTTTACTAAGAAGAAATTTGACCCACCTCGTACCCAATAAGCCATATTCCAAGCAACTTGATGAGGCGAGACTTTTACTGCGTTTCCTTTAGTTACTTTCAATTCAAACCAAAACGGCAACCCATCCCAAACCAAATGAACATCAGGAACACCACCCCCATGTTTGTTTTCAATCCTCGTGGCGAAGCACTTCTTCGGCAAGTTCTGCTTTATCGTGCTCCAAAAGTTTGCTTCCTGACCTCGGCTCATTTGTAATATCCTTGTAGTCACCTTCGATCTGAAATGCCTGTGGATATTGTTTCTGCAAAGCCGCCAATCTTGCGGTGATTTCATCCCTAGATAACTGATCGATTGTGTTGATTGTTTCTCGTCTATCAATAGTCAACCCACCCAAAGCTGACCTGATTTTTTCTGCATTGATTGCCGCAGAAAATTGTCCTGCATCCTCGGCTCCCAAAGATAAGGTATGTAATCTTTCCATCTGTCCGATGGTGGTCACCCCATATCTACGTTCGCGTTCATCCCTCAATTCTTGGATGTACTCCACAACATGGGGATAATCCCGACCGTTTAATAATACCGATGCTTGTTTCTTTGCCACATCTTCAGAGTACCCTGCCTTCCGAGCACACTCTGCATTAGAGTATATACCCTCCACAATATGTGTAGCAAAAGTCATCTGTCTGTTGGTTAGTTGCCGTCCATGTTCTTCTTCAATTTTATTTTTGATCGAAGCCATATTCACCTCACTAATATGATTACACATGATTACGCTGATTACACTCTTTTTGGCAAGCTTGGACATTTTTTTAAAACAACTATAGAAAACTAGTGTAATCATTTGGGTCATTTTGTAATCAGGTGTAATCATACTGGGCTATATAAATAAAGGGATGATTACAATG